AAAACTGCAGTATTAACATTTGTGTTAATAAGCGTGACTGTAATTTTACACATAGTAACCTTATATCGCGAGTACAATGCAGAAAAGTTATCATGGTACATGGGTTGATGCCCGACACCTGTATAATCAGGGTCGTTTAAATTATTAGCAGAGAACACATGTACATTGATAGTGTCACCATTGGAAGCAAAGTAGGTATTGGTATTGTAAATTACACATGTCTTACGTTTCCAATCAGTTAATGGATTACGGTAGACATTAGAAATAGGTGAGTAACGACGGCGTTGGACACGGGCAGCTGGTCGGACACGACGTCTGCGACGAACAACAGCGACGGGGCGTTGACGGTAACGGGGTCCACCTCTAAGATTACGACGTGCGCGAACCATTACTAATTTAGAAATGATTAGTATATCTTACCCGACCAGAGACCATCACTCACTAGTGGGTGATGAAATAATTGGTGGGCCAATCAGAGTGTGGCACAGGGCACTGGCACACATGCTAGGGGTAATACTGACCCTAGCATGTTATCATTCCTGAATATGCGCAATGGATCTCAATCAAAGTCTCGAGGATGGTGCTGGACCATTAACAATCCAGGAATATTTGACGATACAGACATTGAAGAACTCAAGCAATCAACAATGTATGGTGTGTTTGGGCGTGAAGTTGGAGAAACTGGGACGCCGCATTTCCAGGGCTTTTGTCGATTTGAACATCCTGTCAGCCTCAACCGAGTCAAGAAATTACTGCGAAGAGCACACCTTGAAGCGCAAAAGGGATCCTGTCATCAGGCCGCCGATTATTGCAAGAAAGACGGAGACTTCGTGGAATGGGGACAACTACCTGAAGAACGAAAAACTGCCAAAGAACGATGGAGATGGATTATCAACATGGCCGAACATGGAGAACTTGATGCAATCAAAGATGAATACCCAGGAGAGTATCTCAGATACTACGACAAGTTGCGAGGATTGCGAAGACGGGAGTCAACCATTATGGGCGAGCTACAAAATGAATGGTGGTGGGGCCCTACTGGTACCGGGAAGTCCAAGACCGCGTGGGAACTTTACCCAGATCACTACCAGAAGCCACTCAACAAATGGTGGGACGGCTATGGCGACGAAGACACTGTTGTCATTGAAGAATGGGCTCCGAAAAACGAAATGACTGCTTCAAACTTGAAGATATGGAGTGATCGTTATCCTTTTTCAGCCGAAGTGAAAGGTGGTACTTTAAGACGCATTCGCCCGAAACGGATTATTGTCACCAGCAATTACAGTATTGAAGATTGTTTTGAGAAACCTGAAGATTTATTACCTTTGAAAAGAAGATTTAAAGTAGTGAGTTTTCCTGAAACTCCATGGACTGTACAAGACATTATTAATGATTTTTAATGGATGTATTAATTCAATTATATCTAAGATTAAGGTAGCCAAGCTAAGTAGTATCAACACACACACCATAGAACCAACCCTAACCCCGTAACCCCAATATAAAAAGAAACGGCACCAGCCGGTTCCCTAATTAGCGACTTGAATAGTTTTACGATCGAAGTAAGTAACATAGTATTTGAGACGAACGTTTGCGTAAACAGTATCAGTTAAAGAAGTACCATCAGCAGCACATACACCGACTATGAAATAAGCTCCAGCTGAAGGACTTCCATCAATAGCAGCAGCAAGAGTATCATCATTAAATGTACGATTTTGCAATTTATGAGCAACAACGGTAGCCTTGAGTTTAGGTAACTTACCGTTAAGAGCAGGGGCAACATATCTCCACTTGATATTCCGACCTCCTTCCTCAAGTAAAGTATTGCCAATAGTCGGATAATCAGTAGGAGAAGTTTCATTGACAATGAAAAGTTTATAAGCGAAGTTAGGTTGTTTGATAATAGTATTATCGGCGGGCTTAAAAACTGCAGTATTAACATTTGTGTTAATAAGCGTGACTGTAATTTTACACATAGTAACCTTATATCGCGAGTACAATGCAGAAAAGTTATCATGGTACATGGGTTGATGCCCGACACCTG